ATTGAATTAGATACCAAAGACAGCGATTTCTTGGGTGTTGATTATGTGGCATTGTACCAGTTTGGCATTGTAAGCCGTGAGGAAGCACGTGAAGCACTCGGATTGCAAAACACCACTATTCAGGCGCAGAAGTTTGACGGTCACACTTGCGAATTTCATAAATGGTCGGATAATGACTTGTCGGTTTTTGCCAAGTTTGGTGCTGATGAAAGCGAATTTGAGGAAGTGAAACTTACATTTGAACTTACCACCAAAGAAAAAAGGGTACTGGCTGTGGTAAATTCCGATGAAAAAGCCACATTGAAAGACATTTCAACAGCCACAAAAATAGGTGAAGAAGAAGTCATCAAGATTTTGAAAACTTTGCAGGACAGCGGTAAGATAAATTGGACTAATAACGCAATCAAAATCACCGACATTGGCCGTGGAGAGATTGCAGACACCGAACTGCCTAAACTTGAACTGCGATACAAGTACGATTTAGATCCTGATGCGTTGCCGTTGCAGCCCGGTGGTGAAAGCCGTGAGTTTTGTGTCCGCATGATGCAAATGGGTAAACTTTACACTCGTGATGAAATTGAACAAATGTCGCAAATCATGGACTATTCAGTTTGGTTAAGACGTGGCGGTTGGTACACCGTTCCAAACACTGACCCACCATTGCACATTCCGCATTGTCGTCACGAATGGAAACAAAGAATAGTAAGGAGAAAATCAAATGGCTAATTTCGCATATTTCGTAAGTGAGCAGGATGTCAAGAAGAATACCCCGATTGACGAAAACGTTGATAGCAAGTTGCTTCAAACTGCCATGCGTACCGCACAGGATGTATATATCCGTGATATTTTGGGCAGCACCTTGTATGACAAGATTTGTGATGACATCAATGGGGCTGGGCTTGGTGGTAATTACCTGACATTGGTCAACAAATACGTTGCACCTTGTCTGTATCACTACGTGATTTTGGATAGTATGCTTCCATTGACCTACAAAATGATGAACAAGTCAGCAGCAAGTCGTGGAGCAGAAAATGCAAATGCGGTGGATGTTGACCAGCTTCGCATGATTGAGCAGCGTTATCAAAACAAGGCCGAATACTACGCTGAAAGATTGCGTTTGTACCTTGCCGAAAATGATACACTTTTCCCCGAATACCAAAACCCTGCGAGTGGACTTGACGTGATCAATCCACAGAACCAATATTTATTTGGTGGCTTTTATTTGGGCGAAGATGATGACTATAAATTTTTACGTGGTTTCTTTTCATGAATAAAGTCAGGACAAAAAACGAAAACAAACTGAAACTCTATCTCAATGGTAACAATCAACCAACTACTGGAAGCACTCGAAACTGCCGGGAACAACCACAAGCAGATAAAGGCAACCATCGTAAATATTGAGCCAAACATCAATACAAGCGGTGAGCAGCTTTATCCGTTGATGCGGATTTTTCCTGATGGTTCACAGGTGACCGTTGACAAGGTGATTTACCGCTTTGCGGTTGCCATTGCTGACAGGCATCGTGAAGATTTTACCGATGCAGTAGAACGCATCAGCGATATGCACACGGTGATGTTGGACATTTACTCAATGCTGCGCTACGTTTACCGAAACAACATAGCCGGAACATGGGTAATCAACGACAGCATTACACCCTTTTATGACGCCCAAACGGACATCGTTAGCGGAGTTGCAGCCGTTATCGAATATCATTGTCCAAATTTGAGAGATTACTGCGACACACCAAATAACAATTTAACATTCCCAACAATAGAATAAAATGAGTACTTCAACACAATTTATGGCAGGTTTCACCGGATGCAAGGTGATAAGTAACACAAGCGCAAATACCGGCCGTTGGCAGGGCTTTGTCGTAAACGCAGATGCAGTTGTTTCCGCTGCCCTTGACAAAAATGCGGCAAGTGTAATGACAACCCTTGGACTGACAGGCGTAACCCTGAAACAAGGCACGTTCATTTCGTTGCCCGATGGTGACTATTTCAGCAGCATAACCCTGACAAGCGGCAGCATCGTAGCGTATAACGTATGATAAGGCGAGGTATTGGTGTAGGGAGCTTTGTTGCGGCAGGCGGTGGCGGAACCGATGCCGATGCACAAGCATTCATCACGGCTGCTGCCATAACCGATGCCACGCAGCAGAGTGCCATCAACACTTTGGTGGTTAATTTGAAAACCTATGGCATTTGGACAAAAATGAAAGCACTTTATCCTTTTGTTGGTGGCACGGCTACAACTCACAAATGGAATTTGAAAGACCCCCGTGATTTGGATGCTGCATTCAGGTTGGTATTCTACGGTGGAATTACGCACAATGCAAATGGTATTTCCGGAAATTCAACCAATGGTTATGCTGATACTTTTTTAACAGAAAGTACATCTTTGAATATAACAAGTAAACATATATCAATGTATCAAAGAAATGTTTTACCATCTTTTTCTAATACATCAATGGGTATATCTGATGCTGTAAGTCCGACAAACGCTACAAGATTTTACTTAAATTTTAATAATGCTAACTTCTCGTGTATAGGACAGCAACAAACAAATTTAGCCGCAGTTGTAACACCACAGCGAGGTATGTTTATTTTGTCTAAAATTACAACTGGACAATTTAAGTATTTTCAAAATAATTTAACACCTACAATTAAAAGCGGTGGAACTGATAGTAATATAAATAGAAGTTTCAGTTTATTAGCAGTAAATAATGGTTCAAGTATTGCAGAATTTTCAAATGCAAATTTGGCTTTTGCATCCATTGGTGACGGCCTAACCGACACCGAAGCCGCTAATTTTTACACCGCAGTACAGGCATACCAAACAACTTTATCTCGCAACGTATGACCTTAAAAGATTTAACCCCGGAACAATACAGCACCTATGTAGGGCTGTTGACTGAAACTGACAAAGATTTGCTCGTCGGCCAATGGTACATGGATGACAGCTACTTCAACCCCATTCAGGACAATGACGATAGGTGGGTAATCTCCGTTGAAGAAATCAGTCAATGCGTTAACCCTGATTTTATGTGGGTGCAAAACTTGCCGCTTATTCCGTATGTTCCCAAACCTGCACCGCCCTTTCCCTGATGAAAAACGAAACTGAAACCATCGTAGGTAGTTGGCTTTTATGGTTGGCCGGGGCTGCTGCAAAGTTGCTTCCGATTATTCAATTCCTGTCTTTCACCGCTGCCCTTGTTTTATCCTGCATTGGCATTTACAAGTTCTTTAAATATGGCAAAAAGTAAGGAGATAGTAAAATGGCAACCGAAAAGCAAACGGAAACTGGGCAGACACACGAAGTCAGCCAACAAACACAAGTCAGCAAAACCATACCGAGGACAAGGAAGATGAAACTGAAAGGATATTTTAAACCCACCCCCAAGCGGTTCAGGGTATTAGGTGACAGCATTGCCGCTGCATCTTTGTTCGTTGCCGGGCTTAACCTTGACCATCCCAAGTTGATGCTGATTTCAGGTGTGTGCGGTGCGGTCGGCAAGTTCGTGACCAATTTCTTTGCGGAGGATGAAACGAAGTGATTGGCTTTTTGTGCTTTGTGGTGTACTTATCACTGTGCTTGTCTTTGGGCATTGCCCGACACAACAAAAACCACAGGCAGACACAGGACTGGTAGATAGTTTAAATGCCGAAATTGACAGCATCAAAAACGAGTATGCTGCGCTGTTGATCAACCGACCTGAAAAGATAAAAACCCTTCGCCAAATTAGGACAAAATATGTCCACGATACGCTGACCATTACCCAGCTTCAAAAAGACACGGTTAAACTTGCCGCCCTGATTGACGAAAATCAACTTTGCTGGGAGATTATCTCCGATGACAGCGTGGTAATTTACAGCCAAGAGCAAGTCATAAAATTACAAGATAGTGCGATAACGCATTTAGAGGCCATTACAGCCACTCAAAATAAGCAGTTGGTACAATGTGCCACAGATAACAATAAAATGCGTAGGAAACGAAATGCGTGGCGAAATATCGCAATCTTATCATCATTATTATTCATAGCAAAATGAAAGCACTGCAAGAACTACTGAACAAAAACGGGGCAAACCTGAAAGCGGATGGGGTTATCGGCCCGAAAACAACCGAAGCACTGGCCAACTACATAGCCAATGAGCTGAAAAAACGCAAGTGGTTGCCGCAATACCACGGGATTGTATGGCTTCGCACGGATGATAAGCTGACAAATAAGTTTGAAGATTACTGCGTAGTCTACAAATACGGGCAAATTGTCTACGTTTGCCCTGCATCCACTACCGCAGGTGACTTCTATGTTTACAATCCTCTCACCGTTGGTGGGATAAATGGCACAGCAGTAGCCACTGAACAGCAGGTTGTCGGTTCACACCGCTTTGTAACAGGTGCAAAATGGTCTAATTTGTGGCTTGGTGCTCCTTATTTTCAGCAGATTTTGCCGATTACCATCTACCGGGATGGGACAAAAGACAGACAACTTGACCAAAAAGTGACGCAGTTCGGGTTGTTTGGCATAAACTTTCATCGTGCCGGGCTGGGTGACTGGGTAAATAAGTGGTCGGCAGGGTGTCAGGTTGTACCTGATAAGCACTGGTTCGAGATTGTGAAGCGTTTTAACGCAGGGCAGACCATTGATTTTACCCTATTTTGCACATTCGGATAAGCAAAATTCTGTAAAATTGCTCATTCCATTGAGCAAAATCACTCAATGCTTTGTGTAAAAACTATCGGTGGACATCCACCAAGTTGATAAGGTGTTCGATTGAAAACTTGACAATGTAAGTCAACTCACCGCACACAATAATTGTCAACGGCTTTTTTGGTGTGCTGCGATTGTCGGGCATCATGCAGTCAATTTTGTACAAACATACGGGGAATGTCGGCTCTTGGTACAAATCAACTTCGGAAGGTGCAATCCCCATTTCATACAGGGCATCTTCCATTTCATCCCCTGCAATAACTTCCAAACATAAAGGAGTGTGAAACATTAGTAAACTCTCCCTTCTATTATGCGGTAATTTTCTACGTGGAAATTGCGGTTGGGTAGCACGGTCACGATAGCACCACCATGATTTTGTTTGATGTAGCCATAGGGGTTGTATTCAGGGGTAAGTGTGCAATGACACCCGGTGGAAAAGCAAACAATCTCATCGCCTTTCAGGTTGTTTTCGTGGTGGCTGGATGTTTGGTGATGGTGGCCGATAAGCAGCGAAGATTTAGCCCTCATAAATGCACCACGTGCCGGGTTAACCGGAGCCATGATTGA